CTCCTTCTGCACCACGGCCTCGCGGAAGCTCTCGAACGCCCGCTCCGCCTTCAACACCGACCCACCGGTCATCCACCACTCGATCGGATGCGCCTTCGGGCCGATCTTCAACCGGTCGCCGTACCGGGCCTCCCACGTCGACACCCAGCCCTCCCAGCGGGCCGGGTCGGCGTAGAAGCCCACCACGCGGTACTTCTTGAAGCACTGCGCCACCGCGGCGTCCACCTGGTCCGCGGGCGGGTTCCAGCCCTTGCCCTTCGGTCCCTCCGGCTGCTCCCACACGTCCACCAGGAACAGGTGCCCGTCCTTCACCCGGCAGCCCACCAGGGCCGTCGAGTCCGCCACGCCCGACTTCACGCCGCGCGAGCCGTCGAAGCCCAACACCACCGTGTCGCCGGCCGCGATCTCCGGGATGTCCCGGGCCAGCTTCTCCGCGTACACCGCGTTCCACTCGTAGTGGGCGATGAACTGGTCGGAGGCGTGCGTGATCTGGTTCAGGAAGTTGCCGCGGGCCATCTGAAGGTCGCCGTTCGGCGACCGGATCGAGTTCATCCGGTCTTCGAGGTCCGCCCAGCCCGGCCGGATGCACGGCGGGTCGTGGATCACACACTCGTCTACGTCCGCCGAGTCCCCGTACGCGACCGCCAAGCCGTGCAGCAGCGACGCATCGTCGTCGATGTCGGTGTCGCCCGGCGCCTCGCGGTGGTCGTACAACAGCGTGTTCGGAACCTTGCGGCCCTCGACGATCGCCGACCAGAACGCCGCCGTCTCCTCCGCCACTGAACCCTCGCCCGGCACGAACGCGTTCGGAGATTCCAGCGTCGAGCCGCCGATCTTCGTCGCGTTGTCTCGAAGCACCTGGGCCAGCCGCAGGCCGCCGTTGGTGGCGACCCACTCCTCCGTCTGGTCCATGATCGAAAACACCGCGCGGGCGCCCTTGATGGACCGAGCCGATGACGGCATGGGCTCAATCCGGCCGCTCGGAAGGTTCACGAACCCGCCCAGCGGTTCGGTGCCCGGGTAGTTGTCGAGCACCGGCCCCTCAAGCAGCTCCAGGATCGGCGTCCACGAGTTCCGCATGACCTGCTTGTCGGAGACCGCGGCCACCAACACCAGCGGCGTCCGGATCTCCGACCACGGGATCCCCACCGGCTGGCCGTCGGCGTCCCAGCCGCCCGGCACCACCGGGCCCAGGGCCTCCGCGCACGCGATCGCCGCCAAGAACGGCGACTTCCCCCAGCCGCGAGGCCGCGACAGCACGCCCTGCCGGATCTTCCGCTTGCCCTGGCCCCGCTTGCCCGCCGGGTCAATCTCGTAGAACCGCAGCAGGAACTCGGCCTGCTCTCGGGTCACCACGTACGGCCTGTAGTGGCCGCTGCCGGTGTCCGGGGCCGCCAAGTTGGCGGCCATCCAGTCGATGACGTCGTAGCCGAGCGTCGGGCGCTCACCCTCGAACGTCGGCTTCCACGGCATGGGTCAGCCCGCGTCGTCAGGGTCGGGCTCGGGGTCCGGCTTCCTCAACGGCAGCACCAGGCCAGTGCCGCGAGAATCGTTGGGATGAGACGAATCCAGCTTGATCCCGCCGAACCGCTTCCGGGCCTCCGTCGGGGTCACCCGGCCCATGCGCTTCTCGTCCTTCTCGTCCGCGTCCGCGAACACCATGCGCAGCCTGGCCCGGTCCTCCGGAGTGGCGCCGAACTTCGCGACCCGCAGCCGCACCTCGGCCGCCAGGGTCCACTGGCCCTTCTCCCACATCGCGTGGTGCATCAGGGCCGTGTCCATCAGGAACGACCAGTCGGTGGCGGTGAACTGCTCGGCCTGCGCCGAGTCCTTCCACATCTGCCACCACGCCCGCGTCATCGGATGCCAGTCGATCTCCGCTGGCAGATCCGGGGCGTCCGCCTGCACGAACGGCAACACCGTCTGCGGGATCGGATCCGCGTTGCGCCGGGCCCGCTTCGAGGCAGGCTTCGGCGCAGGGCCGTTTCCACTCATCGAGGGTCCTCCCATGGCGGGCGCCAACGACCCCATGTCGGGGAAGTGGCAACGGAGACGGCTCAGTCGAGCCAGGGCCGCCGCTCGGGCGGCCGTTTGATCGAGACACGCTTCTTCGCGTCGTTGCCCTCACGGGACGACTTGTAGCGGTGACAGAACGGCTCGACATTCGTGTGCGCCCAGTCCAGGTTCGCCAGGCTGTGGTCGTCGCCGCGGACGATGTGGTCCAGCTGGTCGCCACCCGGCTTCCCGCACAAGTGGCAGACGTGCGACGGGTTCTGGCGGTGCTTCGCCGCCTTCAGCTGCTCCCAGTTGCGCGGGAGCCGGCTGCGGCGAGACGAACCCGCCCAGCCGCCCGGCATCAGACAGACAGCGCCTGGTAGGTCACGGACGCGGTCGACGCCTTGAACACCAGCGTGCCGCCGAACACCGAGCTGTCGAACCCGCCGAACACCTTCGACTCCCCGGCCGCCAGGGTCACCGTGTAGTCGGCGACGTCGAAGCCGCCCACCGTCGCCGGGGTCGTGAACACCACCGTCGCCGAGGACGCGTCGGTGTTCTTGAGGGTCAGTTGCAGTGTGTGCGTGTTGACCACGCGGTTGCCGTTCGTGGCGTCGCACGCCGCGGCAGCAGCGGCGGTCGCCCCGGCCTTCGTGACGGCCACTGGCGTGATGACGGTGGGAGTTGGCATGAGGGTCCTCCTACGCGATAGCGCGCTGTACGGCCCTCTCGGTCGAGCGGCCGATCCGTGTCCAGCCGCCGCAGGTGTTGCAGCGGTACCTCTGGTACATCCCCAGCCGGGTGAACGCGTAGCCGCGGGACTGGAAGCTGTGAGAGCCGCACCGGTCGCAGGCCCCGGGGTCGCCGTCGATCAGGCCGACGTGCGGGTGGTTGGTGATCCAGGGCAGCATCTTGACGTACAGCTGCTCGGTCAACGTCACGTCCCGGCGGTTGTACTTGCGCATCTTGTCCTGCGCGGCGGCCTGCCGGCGGATCACGCCCAGCCACAGCTCGAAGCCGCCGGTGTCCATCTTGTGGCCCAGGTTGCCGTCGGCGGCGACGAAGTCGAGCTTGTTCGACAGGAATCGAAACTTCGACTTGGCGACCTGGTAGAGGTCTACCTGCTGGTAGGGCGAGGGCGGCAGCATGTCCGCGTGCCAGAACTCCCGGTTGATCGTCGGCATGTCGAACCGCTTGCCGTTGTAGTGCACCACCACGTCGGCCTCGTCGAGCAGGTCCCAGATGATGTCGAGCATCCCCTGGCGGCCGTCGGTCCATTCCGAGGTGAAGTAGACCTTCTTCTCGCCGTACCATTTCCAGGCCATACAGACCATTTCGCCAACCCGCTCGATCTGGTTGACGCCGATGTTCTGCTTCCACAGCGAGTACGCGTAGGCCAGGCTCGGGACGGTTTCGATGTCGAGGATCAGGATGCGGGCCACGTGAATCCCCTTCCGGGGTCGCGCCGCACCCTGTCTGCGGCTGAAGGTGCTTGCCGCCGCCCCCGGCGCTTACAGGCCCGGCGCTTCACCCCGAGAACGCGGACGACGCGAGGGGCGGCGGCAAGTTGATGGCAAGCGACCGTCACCGTCAGGTGTCTCGGGAGTTTCCCGAGGAGCATTGCTTGCCATGAAGGGTGTCCCCCACGGTCCTCGGCCCGGAATCGAACCGGGGCACAACGCCGTATGGGGCGCAGCTCTACCACTGAGCTAACGAGCGGGGGGACGATTGTGGGCGGCCCAGCGGAGGGCCGCGGCGGAGATTGCACCACCGAGGAGGGCGGCGGCGAGGGGGGCGTGGAAGATCACCCACGTGGGGATCTTCACCGGAAGCCGACCTCGGTGGGCTCGGAGACGGGAACGCCAAGCGCGTCAATTAGCGACGCCAGGCGCATCCAGCCGTCGGCGACCTCCACCCTCGAGATGGTGCCGGGGTAGCTGTCGGCGTCTCGCAGAGCCTCGGCGGCAGCCTCGAGGGCGACGGTCGCGGTGATCGGCTCCGGCTCGACGTACTTGATCGTGTCACTGCCAGTCACGGGGTTACCTCCGGGGTGCGGGGCTCTGACCTGCGGGAAGATAGTCTGATCTCCCCCCGCACACCACCCTACGGTCACCGGAGGTGGTTGCCAACCCCAGTGTCCTCCAAAACGATCTTGAAGGCGGTCACGCCGCCAACGCGCCCGCCGACGACCCGGTGATGTGCGCCGCGAGCAGCCCGATCGTGTCCCGGTCCCACGTCGACCCGCAGTGCGCGCACAACGCGTTGACCTCGACCAGGTGCACGTGCAGCGAGTCCCGCTGATCGCAGCTCGGACACGACGCCCGGGGCCGGAACGGCGGCGTCGTCCACCCGGTCACGATCCGCGCCCACGTCACCCAGCGGCCCACGTCGTGCGCCAGGGCCTCCAGCTCGTCGTCGACCATCGAAAGGCAATCACCGACGAGCATCCGCAATTCGTCTTCGAGTCGATTCAACTTCCGCCGGCCCCGCCAATGACGCACCCCGGCATGGATCGCGGCCAGCCGGTCGATCGCCTGAATGTTGATCGGCGGCTTGCTGCCGAACGTGTCGAAGCTGCCGCCGTCGTCGTCCGGGGCGCCGGTCCCGTCATGCGTCTGGTCCCGCATTTGATTCAGCAGCGACGGGAATTGAATGCGATGAGAACGCGTCACCAATTCTTTCCCGACCTGGATCGTGTACGGCTGCACGTGGGTTGACGGCTCAACCAGCGCGTCCACGTCGGCGGCGATCCGCTGGAGCAGCGTGTCTCGGCCGACGCTCACGCCGTCGCCTCGCCGAGGTTCGGTTCCATGGTTCCGTCGGTTCCCCCGGGGGCACCCCACCAGGAGCCCCCCCTATGTTCCAAGGTTCCCCCCCTACGGGGGGGGAACCTCTGGAACATGAGGGG